GTCTTGCTTTTTGCACTCGATCCATCATGGCGTAGAGCTTACGAGCACCAGCTTCGGTTGATCCGTTACCCAACTCAGAGACGATACGCGCTGGGATTACAAACTCACCATCAGCAAGACGAGCAGGTTGGCGGTTGCCAATAACAGCAGGGATAGAATCAGAAACTCCATCACCGGGTCCTTTCAATAGACGACCACCATCAGAGTAATCACCCAAGTGCGAAACACCGCCACCCGCTGCATACCCACTCATTTCCGCCAGCCTACGATTCATCATTGGGTAGAACTCAGTCAAACCAAGACGCTCTTCAGGTGATTGATATGCAGGGATATTAATCGGAGCTGCTTGTGCTCGTGGCGTAAGTGCGGCAATACCGGGACCCCCAACGGGCGGGGCAATCCCACCAGCAGTTTTAGGCCCTGTGTACAGTGCAGATAAATTTTTGTTTGTGGTATCTGCGTAACGCGGCGCACTTAATTGCGTCATCGTAAATGTTTTTGGGTCATACGAATACTTGTATTCGCCCGTTGTTTTCGGCTCTTTCGTATCGCCACCCGAAGCAAATTTTTGCTCGCCGGTATATGCACCTACTGCTGGCCCCCCACTTGGCGAAATAACATTAACCGCTTCTGGGCGTTGTACTAGTGGGTTGCTATACAGCGGCGTCTGTAGTTGCGCTTGTGGGTACATCATGTTGCCGCCCACAGCGTTCATTGCAGACATAGTTTCAACTGGACCACCAACTGCCAACCCCATAAGCCCGCCTTCTGCTGCTTTGACTGGCTCTTGCGCGGTAAACGTCGGATTAAAATACAACTGCTCTCGTGAGTCTGTTAACGGGCTTGTTTCATAAGCCGCCATGTTGGGGTTGTAGTCAAACTCATACGGGCGGATCATGCCTTCATCAACTACAGGCTGCTTTGGTTTTGGCTGTAGCGCGTTGTACGCCATGTATGCCGCCCCTGCTGACGCGTAGGGATGTTTTTCTACATACTCCGCCGCGCCTTTCAGGCTAGGATTCTTCATCAAGTTCATGAAGTTTGTAGCAAAACCCGCATCCGCTTGGAGTGCTGAAAGTGGTTGAGATGGGGCAGGTAGAACTCGTGGTACTTCTTTGCTTACTTGAATAGCATCCAGAACAGATTTATTTGTCGCCTCTGTAAACGGCGATGTCAGCGTTGTCGTTGGTGCTGTTGGAGGCGTAAGAGTCTTAGGAGCGTTGCCGACTAAGCCTTTAGTGTAGTCAAAACCAACATTCTTAACAGCCGTGCTTGCTCCGGGGGTGGTTGTATAGGTCTTGACAAAATTTGGTGCCAGATTTCCCGCTTGTGTACCAAGGTTACCCATTCCTGTCGCTTGATTAATAGCGCTAAACGGGTTTGCCAATGTTCCGCTTTTGAGCAATGAACCCGCAGGCATTTGCAATGAAGCAAGTCCTGTTGGGGTAAGCGCCCCGCCCAAGCCGCCACCAGTAAGTAGCGACCCGCCCCCACCGGTCAATGACGCGAACTTAGGCAGAAGCGCACCAGCACCGGCTTTAAGACCCATACCACCAAGCCCCGCTAGACCTGCGCCGCCTGCGGAAACAGCCCCCGGAAGAGTAGCTCCAAGAGTAGGAGCCAACAAACCAGCACTAGCTTTAAGACCGACACCAGCGCCCAGAGCGGACCCCATAGTAAGTCCGGTACCGAGAGCAGTGCTTGCGGCACCGGCGGCGGCACCTTTAGCAGCAAGTGGGGCTAAAAAGGCCATGATTTCACCTCAATGTCAATTGCAAGAAGTTTAGCACTTCAGCACGTTAATTACCCAACTTTCCAATCGGTTCCGTCAGAATAGACAGGCACTTTGCCACTACCGCCACCAGCCACCGTGGTTCCAAATGTAGATACCGACGAGTCGATAACAAACGCTCTTGCTCCTGCACCAAGAGTACCTGCTCCGGGTAGTGTTGCTACTTCGTAAACACCACTCAGGCAAAACTGCGCCGAGATGTTGTCAATCGTGCCAAAGTACTGGCGTAGGATGTTGTTGATGGTGTCGTGGTACGCACGGTCATACTGCACGGGCGCAAAGGGCAGTGGCGGTGTTCTGGTAAGCGCAATTGTTTTGGTCCGCACCGTCATTTTTACTACCTCCTACCATCAGGTCGTACATCAATTCTTGGGACACCAAGTTGCCATTGAGTGCCGAGCGTGTCCGAACTAACTCGGAAAGCCAACTGTCTACCACGTGCCCGTGTGTACACAATCTCAGTAAACTCCTGCACGTTATAGGTCTGCTGCCCGGCATAACTTTGCGTGGACTGCACCGTATCTGGATATGCCGTGCTGTAACCAGAGCCGGGGTTTTGGCGTGGGCGCATGGTAAACGTAACGAACGGGGTCTCTTGGGTCAAACCAGAAGTGTTCGACCCATCAAACGTAATATCTGGCAACATCCGCCAAACAAATCCATAGTTATGCCCGTCGTTAATATCAAAGTCAGATGACTGCACATACGAATTGATTGGGCTTGGTGGGTTAGTTGAGCCGTCGTCAACTGCTGCTTCGTGATACACAAGAAGGTTGTTGCCCGTTGCAGCTATAGGGAACTGTCGAAGCGGAGAATCCAACCAAGCCGTGCGATCTAGTGTGCCGTAGTACCACACGCGGTCGAGGTAGTTAAAGATGACGTATCGGTCAATGGTGTTGGAGTTAGCCGAACAATAGAACCACCAGACCTCCGAATACCCTTCATTGGTGCCAGCGTAGATTTGGGCAAATTGCTGTCTATTTATATTCGAGTAAATGTACGTACGCACCGAACACGGCAGCGTCTCGACTCGACCCGAGTAAGAATAGAATTTATCCACGCCCATCCAATACACAACACCGGATGCAGTTGCCATTGCATTTGGTGAAGTGATAGATATGTTGTCGGCTAGTAGCGTGATCTGCCAAACCAACGGTGGGCCAATATACTGCATGGCGTAGATGGCTGCGTCTGTCCAAACATTAATTTCTTGTCGGGTCTGCAACGCAGCAACAATCTGTGAGCCATGTGACAACCGCGCATCTCCTGCTTGGTTGGTAGGCAGTGGCTCCCAATCCGTATAGCTTTCTTGCGCAGACCAACGAATCTGCATTGGATCAAGGGTGTTTGACGCGTAGGTGCCAGTTGGGTCATTACAACCAAAACAAATGACAATACGTGATTGATCCGATACTAAGATTTCATTGCTAAGCGTGGGCGTATACGTGCCCGTAACTTGTACACCCCTTACAGTAAATGCAGGTGTTGGTGCAGCGCCGGGTTGCCACAGATATAACGGGCCGCCACGCGGGTTAAATAGTAACTCTTCACCAAAGTTAGCTTGGCTCCACAAACGCAATGGCAACGTAACACCAGCAGAAGAGGCAATCCCCCAACCGGAAAACGAAGTTGCTTGATAAGCAAGCGTGCCTGAAGTATGTGAAGCCGCAGTGGTTCCGCTTACGCCACGTACACACCCGGTAAAGTCAGTCGATGTTTTACCAGAATATGTTATGAGTTCATTGTCAATTAACAGCGTACCTGTCGTAGTAAATGCAGTAGTGCTATTGACAGTTATTGTAGTTACTACGTTGTTAATTGTTCCGTTAAGCGCATCAGCGGCAACAGAAAAGTTAAAGCCGCCAAAAGAACTTGTGCCAAAACCCAAACCATCAACACTAACCGCAGAACCACTATTAATTTGATAGGCAGCAACAACACTTGCCCCGCCGTTACCTACGTCTGAAGCATTTGCGTTTACTGTAGTTGCTATGGTGTAGACGGACGAAGAGATAACAGAAACGATCTGATACTCTTTATTGAGAACTGCGGCGGTTATATTCCCGCCAAGAGATACGGCACCTGAAAAAGTAACAAAGCTGTCTTCCGACAAACCAGACGCTGTGCCATCAGTAACTGTGAGGATGTTAGAGCCTGCGGTAGCGGCAAACGTCGCCGTACCAGAAGTTGTATTTTTTATCGGCGTGATATCGTAATAGGTGCCACCACTTTCAATGTAGAACTTTAGGTTGGTACCAACACCTAATAGATTAGCGCCTTTTAATGTGATCCAGTTCCATAACGAACGGCACACACCAAGAAATGTATTGTACGAATCAGCAGCCCACCCTCCAAGTTTTTCGGGGTAGCCAGAACGCCAACGAACCTTGTCGCAATCAAACCAACCGCCTTCGTTAGAAAGCGTCGTGCCTTCGCGGTTGACCCCCGCCCTAAACTGTAGTTTCTGTAGAGGCACTTAGTTCACCTTTTGCCTGACGGTGTTGTATTGCTTGACGCATTGGTCGAGGGCTGCTTGGAGTCTGGCGGCGTCGGCAGCGTACCCTGCAAGAAACTCTCCATCTCCCTTTGCCAGTTCCGCACCGGAGGCTCCACTGCAAGATCGGGCAGCGCCGGGGCCGTTACCGCTTTGGGTGGGGCGCTCCTGCCTGTCGCGCAAGCTGTTAGTAAGAGCGGTAGCGCGAGCATTAATATTCCTGATCTCAGCATCTTTGTCTCTCCGTAGCTTGTCTGCCGCCTGTTGCATTTCTTGCTCACGTTGCCGGGCTTCTTCCTGCGCCTTGGCATAGGCGGCGTACTGCTCTGCCTTCTCTTTATCCCACGCCTGCTGCACCTCGGCTCTGCCCGCAGAATTGCCTTTATAATACCCGCCCCCAGCCGCACCGGCAATCGCCAGTACAAGCGTCAACAGCACCCACGGGTTGAAGAACGCCGTCACTTAGTAGGCACCTTGGTAGCGTCGAGCTTCTTGTGGACTCGGACTTCTTTGCAGACCTGCACTTCCTTACCCTTCTTGTCCTTCTGGGAGTTGCAGACCTTTTTAGTCTCGGCAGCGTGAATCTGGAAGGCCAAGACGACACTTAGTAAAACAGTAAGAGCCATACGAGCGTAGATAAACATTACGAAATCTCCGGATGAGGTGGTTGTACGGGTGCTGGTTTGCCGCCGTAACCTGTAGCTACAGCAGATGAACTTATAGGGTCAATGGTTGGCTCCATGCGGACAGGTGCATGGGTTGGTGCTGTGGCTTTGGGCGCTGGTGGTGTCGGCTTATCGTCCCGCTCTTCCTTGGTAGACAGACCCGGTGGCACGAACTGCTGAAGCGCGTCCTTGCCTTTAACCGCGAGCAGGGTTGCCAAAGACCCCAAAATATATTTAGACATGTCCGACAGGATTAGGAAGAACTGCTTGTCCGCCGGGGCCATCCCGCTCATCGGCTGCTCGACGAATACGACTGAGTACAAGCTCACGCCCACCATGATGATGACAACGCAGCAGAACGTAACAGCGATAAAGAACTTAATTACTGCATCGTGTTGTTCCTGTGTCAGTGCAAGGAACTGGCTTACTAGCTTTAGCGGGTTCATTGGGTTCCTCTTTCATCATTTCCGGTTTCAACAACTGATCCGGGCAGGTTCCTGTTACAGCACATTGTGGGCGTTGACAGCGCGGTTTGTCCCAGTTTTCGGGGTTCTGACAAAAGTACCGAATCCGTTCACAGCCACTAAGCCAAACGACTGCCAGTATCAAGCATAGCCAACGCAATTTCATAGTGATGCTCCCTATCTGCCAATCCAATATAGCCGCCGTTAATTGCACGGGTTAAGCCCTTGAAGTCGTTGCTATCGACAAACCGGTTTAACTTGTTCGTCTCCCAGAACCAACACGCACTCTGCGCTGCACCCTCGAAGGTCTCCAAGTATTCCGATGCTTGCTCTGGTGTCAGGTCAAGTGAAGCACCGAACCAAAAATAGTTGTCCTTGCCAGTGAGCTGGAGGATGCCGCGTCCACGAAATTTGAAGCCCTCAAGGCTTGCTTCGTCCCCATTACCCATCCGGCTTGCGTATACACGGCTGGCTATCTTCTTAGGGTTGCGCTCGTACTGCTTGGCGAGGTCAAGGGTGGGGAAGTACTTCGGGAAGACGCGCATGAGTCCTGACGCGTTGTAGTTCAGGTTCTCGGTGACAAACACAAAGCCACCCGACTCGTGACCACACTGCGCTAGAAACGCCGCAACGCGCTTCGGGGTATTGATCTGATATTCATCGAGGAGAGACTTGCCGCCAAATTCTGTCTGCGGGCCAAACAGCGTGTCGTACCACTGCTGTGCATACTTGGTATGAGGGGCGAACTTTTTGAACTGTGCCAACGTGATCATTTGTCGTACATCCTCTCAATCTGTATCTCTTTACGCAACTCCCGCATCTTCCTAACCTCATGCACCGCCGCTTGGGTCGCAAAGTACATGTCGTAGTACATAAAGGCTAAGATTGGCATTACGATAAAGAACATCAGCACCACGGTCAGCACTACAACAATCAATGACCAAGGGACATCCTCTGCATCGCGCTTCTCGTTGTTAGCCACATTATTCCCACCGCCCATATAACTACGAACACCACTGCCGAAACCCACGCCGCCTTTGACTTGATTTCCGCTATTCTTTTTCTGCGTCGCCATGATGCTATCTGAGCCAGTCTAAGTTCCTCTGCGTGGGCTACCTCCTGTTCGGCAACAATCTTCTGCCGCATCTCATCAAACTTACCCCACAGCGCACCCAATTCTGGCGGGGCTTTATACACCATCGTTTCTCTGACCTCTGCCCATATAGCATCCAGCCTTGAGTTGATCAGTATCCGCCGCAACGCCCGCTTACCTATACTCTCTTCGCCCTTGTAGACTTGCTTGGCTTCGATCTGCTCCTTTAAGAACAACTTGCTGATCTCATCATGCGCATCCATCAACACACCTAACTGATTGCCGATGTCGGTGAATACGTCGTTCGGGTCAGCTTTTGCAATTTCCTGCACCCGTTGCACTTCGGCGTTGTACTGCTGTTTCTGTACAGGTGTCGGGTCTACTATCTTGTTGTACTGTTCTTTTAAATCCTTCAGTACATCGCTGACATCACCCGCTGCGCCTTTGATGTCTTTGTAGAGCTTGCAGCCAGCCTTGACCGCAGCAACAGCAGCATTGGCAGCGGCGAGTAGGGTTAGTGGGTCAATTTGTTACCTCTATTTAATGATACTTACAACTTAGCCACAAAAATCTATCCAACCCGTAATAATGTATTTAATATTAGATATTGGTGGGTTACCTCGGTGTGTATGCGTAAAGCCCCCCGGAAATATAACCATAGTTCCTTTTTTAGCAGGTACTCGTTTTGGGTAATACAAAAACTCTGTCTCTCCACCTTCTAACACGTCATTCAAATAGCACGTAAAAGTTAAAATACGTGATGAAGTAATTTTATCCGACTGCTCAGCATGCCATACATGGAACCCACCACCTATTTGCGTGCGCTGTAATTTAAATTCATAAATTTTATGAGGAGCTACCGTATTTAATGTGTGATACTCATCCGCATATTGTTTATAAGCAACTGACCAAAGCGCGTCTGAAAAAGACTGTATCTGGGGGTAATTAATTAAATCAATAACGCTAGTTGCAAATAAACTATCGTCATGTTTATTTAATTTACTAACTTTGTCATGTTGCTGTCTGCTAACGGTAAATCCTAATTTGTCACACTTTTCAAAAAAAGCTATTAACTCATCACAAGCTGAGTCAGAAATTACATTTTCATAAATACCAATAAAATTATTAGTCATAAAGTCTTTTGTGTTTAGTTAGTGCTAGTGAGTTAACACGCTATTTTTGTATGTTGACAATCCTACTGTTGTCTTCCAATGCAACAAACTCATGCGACTGATTAGACGGAAAATCAATTACTGCACCTGCGCTATATTCTGCTTCCCACTCGTTACCATGCGCTCTGATCTTTCCACGCGCTACAATCGTTATATGTGCGTCGCGTTCAGTATGCGTGTGCATCGGTAATACATCACCGGCTTTCTCGAACGTATAGACAATCCCAGAAAGCCTACCAGCAATAATCGAATTACTCAGCAATGACATTAGGTTGACCGCCTATAACTCTTGCTCTTGCCGCCGCCATTTCTGCGGCTACTCGTTCTTTTTCTGCTTGCCAAACTGTTATAGCTTGTTGATAAGGCGTAAAGTCTGTTATTTCTTGGTTTGACACCATATCTCCAGTTACAAGGTCTTTATACTCGACTACGCCGCGTGTGTCGTACCATTGAACAGCATGAATAGCCGGGTCCATAAAAGACAGATTAAGACCACCATACCCTTCCCCGTCTACAGCTACAGACGCATCATCAGTAAGAATAATAGTTACTCTCATTTTTTAGCTCCTATAAGAACTTGTTGAGCAGGGGTAACACCTGCGGCAGCAAGCAGCACTTGTTGCCCTACCTCGTTAGCTTTCACCATTTCATTTCTAAACGACTCGACAGCCGCACCCGTTTGTCGTTGTTGCTGGCTGTTCTCTAGCATAAGAATTGGAAGCCACGAAATAGCGCAACCCCAATGGTCAATTTCTTCACCTGAGTTTGGGTTATTGCCGCGAATTTGAATAAACCAAGAACAGTCAAGCTCTTTGCATGGGGCAAAGCTATTTAACGGGCAATTATTTTTAGGTTCTAGTTTCATAATTAATCTTTGCTCGCAATGATGAGGTCTACGTACTGCACAGCAAGGTTGATTGCGTTGCCAGAGAAAGATGCACTTGTAACACTCGGCGCACCGGAAATAGTTGGTGATCCTGTTAATGAGTGGTTGTGTGCGGTACCCGAAAAAGTAGGTGCCGTGAACCCGTGGTTGTGTGCCCCGCCACCACCTGTAGCACCGGTGCTAAGTCCGGTAGGCTGTCCGGAAGTAGTGCTTACTGCGCCAACATTTTGGTTTTCACAAGTAAAAGTGGGGATTGGATGCGTATGGCTTGGAATCTGTGAAGTAGCCAATGTTGTGTTACCCACCGAGCCGCCAGACAACGTACCAGTAGCGGTTGCGTTTGCAACAGCCAAGGTACCAATACCGACACCTAACGTACCAGCACTAACAGATACCGAAACAGTACCTGCTGGCGTCTGGCTTGCAAATGCTGTAGTGAAACCTACTGAACCGCCAGAACTGGCTGAGCCGCTAACAACACGAAGCGCCTTGTTATCGTGTGTTGTTTGTTTTGTCCATCCAGTTGGGGCCGAGGTCTGCTGGAACAACATAAGCGTACCTGAGCCGAACGGCTGTACATTAATAGTCTGAAACGACGGTAGTGCGCCAGCACCGTTTGATGTTAGTACTTGCCCCGACGAACCAACCCCTGCAACAGATTGAAAAGCCCCAGTTGATGTAGTCCCGCCACAAAGCAGTGCGTATGCAGTAGCTGAAGAAATTCCAGTGCCACCATCAGCAACCGCTAAGTCTGTCGCCAAAGTTAAGCTGGACAAATGATCAACAGCAAACACTACATTGGTCGCGTCCGAAAACACCAGCGTTTCTCTGCCTGCCGGAATGGCTACCCCTGTACCTGCTGCCGTTGTATTACCAATAACGGTGGAACAAAAAATCGTCGCCTGATACGCACTTGAGTTACGGATAATGTAAACCTTCTCCGCCGGAGGTATGTAGACGTTGAAGTTTGCGCTGGTCGTGGTCGTTAGGTTAACCACCATGTTGCGAGACTGATCAGCAGAACCGTTGTTTGCCGTTAGTGCTTGGTCGGCTGATGTGATACTGACTGATACGTAACCAGCGACAGCATCTTCAATCAGCGTACCAAGGTTGGTGTTGGTGGTAGTACCCCACGTACCGGCCTGCTCACCGGTAGCGATTAGCTCAATCCGAAGATTGGGAGAGTATGTAGAAGGCATGATATTTCCTTACGACATCAAATGGTGTCAATCAAAGTCCAACTCGGTGTTTGATCATCTTCTATTACTTCCCACAACAATCTGCGAGAAGGTATATCTGTTGCAGTTACGGTTTCAAGAAGCGATGCAACAAACCGCGCCCCTGCACTAGTTGCGTCAACCGCCGCTGCCGTTTCACTGCAAGTCGAATTAAATTCCGCCAAAGAGCTTACAGAGTCAGCGCCGCTTACCACCTCGTTTATAAACACCCCAAAGGCAACTAAAGCACTACTGCTATCTTGGCCGGAAGCTGTCTCATCAACGGCAGCGCCAAACACGGGGGTACCCGCTACTACGTCAGAACCTGATGATGTCTCATCAACATCTCTAGAGTATACAAAACCCGCTTCAACTACGTCATTAATAGAGGCAGTTTCAGTAATGTTTGCGGTTAAATTGCCCTGAGCTACTACAGTATCTCCCGCAACTACGGTTTCATTTATAGCTACTGCATACTCAAGCAGTGCGCTTGTTGTTTCAGCCCCCGATGCGCTTTCGCTGATAGATCGGAAATAAAGAACAGTCGCACCTGTAATTTCGCCAGAAATAGCCGCAGTTTCAGAAACCGAACTATTAAACACAATGCTACTACTGATACTGTCTTGTGCAGTTGCCGTTTCAGAAACCGCAATATTAAGCACGGCTGCTGAGACCATTTGTTCAGAGCCAGTACACGTTTCACTTACAACAGCACCAAAAGTTGCCTGCGCCGAAGCCGATTCACTTGCTGTGCAGGACTCTGATATATCCCGCAAAAATACAAACGCTGAATTTACGCTGTCGGAACCTGTGGCCGTTTCGGAAACTACTGTACCAAATTCAACAGTAGCCGCTGTGGCGTCACTAACTGATGCAGTCTCTGATATTGCCGTAGTAAACGATGCCGCCCCAACAGCGGAGTCTGACACAGACGTGGTCTCAGACACGGCGTTGTCGTAAACCGACATGCCCCATCCGGACTCGCCCCATGTGCCAGAACTCCAACCAGCCATAAATTACCCCGCAGTTAGTTCGGTTTCTACGAACCAGCGTTGTTGCATTACGCCATTTATATCTTGCCAATTAATCAGATACGAAACGCTACCGTCTTCATCCATACGCATTGCAGCAACAGGACCTTCTGGAACAACTGCGTTAACGCGTACAACGTCACCTTTTTTGAACATAGCCATGAGAATCTCCTTATGCTGCGTCAAGATTGAATGTATACGTGACGTTCAGAACGTCACCATTAACTACAGAGCGATCACCCGGCGATTGAAAATCTGAAGCGGAGAACAAAATACCCGATGTGCCTGTATCCACATTAGTAAGGAACGCGCCACCGATTGTGGTTGTACCGTTCATTGTGAACTGCGCGGGTGAGGCACTGTTGCTAATTACCGATGGGTCAGCAGTTGTAGCAGCGCCGAATGTCGCGGTCTTACGATTACCCGCGTAAGCGGTATCTTCAGTCCAACCTGCGTGGGACGCCAAAGTATCTCCAGCAGCAAACGTCGTGCCTGATGCAGGGCCTTGAACAAGCCCAATGTACCAAGCAGCGGTGTAAGTAGAGCCGCTGAAGTACTTATCGTTCATGTCTTTCAGACCTTGGTTAACCACAAGATTATGGTTACGCTCTTCCCATTTAAGATTGCCATCTTTATCGTGGCAAGTAACGGTGAAAACACCACCAGCAAGCATTTGCTCCATGCTAGTAATTTTCTTTTCGACAGCAGCAGCCACGGTATCGACTGTCTTGGATATTTCAATATTCATGATTACTACTCCTTATGGAAAACGAATTAAAGCCGTCGTAGCCGTATTTGCTGGCATTGTGACGGTGTTGTTGGCTGAAGTAAACGTCTTATCTGAACCAAAATCCAGCACGGCTACGGTTTTGTTGCTACGAGTTACGTTATAGATCAAAGCCCCACGAGCCACAAAGTTTGCACCGGGCCACGACACGTTGTTAAAGTCTACGTACACCGTACCGGCATCAGGGCCTGTGGTTTGTGTACTGATTGTTGCACCCGTTACTGCCACACCCCCTGCCGCGTAGCCTGTACCGGTCACTTCATTAGATGTGGTGTACACCGTTGTCTCTGGGCCAATATCAGAAAACGCCGTATACAACGCCATCTTCAACGTGTCGGTCGCCAAGTTCTGCCCCGCTTGGAGCATCTCTTGTTTAAAGCTATTTGTCAGACCTTGCTGGATCATGGGTTGACCTTAATCTTTGCCTGACCGTCGCGATACGCATCACCACGCTCCAGACCTGTACCCAGACGGTTGAGCTGTCCAAGCGCCTCGTCGTACTTGGCTTTATAAACAGCCATCATGTCTGTTTCGCCTTTCAAGAAGATATAGGCTTCAAGCATCGTACCGTACAGCAGTACCGGCGAGTAGCTATCACCCAACCATGTGCGTCCGTCACCGGCTACCGTAATTGACTCAGGGTAGTAGTAATAGTGCAACTCGACGTTATAAATAGCATCAGGGGTCGGGGCAAGAATAAAACTCAACTCATCCGTAATGGTGCTTGAAACAACGGTTGGGCCAAACAGTGCGTAGTACTTAGGAATGCCCGAGGTGCTTGGGTTTGGGTATGACGCCCGCAAGAAGTTGACATCCTTGTTCAGTAGGTACTCGTAGTTGCCGCTACCGTCAATCACCGCCATCGAGAAGACCGATAAGAAATCAGACGGGCACGATAAGTACTGATTACCGCCGGTCGTTACGCCCGTGACGTTTTTGCGGAGTGCAGGAATCTGCACCGTGTTATAGATGCGCTCTTCGGCCTGCTGGAT